AAAGAACAGGCAAAAAGTAATTAAAAAAATTTTCTAATTTAAAATCTATTGTTTTATTAAGAGAATGTCCCTCTCCATGCTTAGTACATATAATAGCATAAGCATAAATTAACAAAATTAAACCTCGTAATGAATTATCTTCTGCCGTAGCATATTTTCCTGAGGGTTGAAAACCCGGTGACACAAACAAATTTCCTTCTAAAGCTATCAAAGGAAATAAATTATCACTTAATATTCCTCTAACAATCTTAAGTGCTTTTGAGTTGTAACCTTTAGCTTTTAATAATGAATAAATTACTCCATTAGTGATCATACCAATATCAATTGGCATACTTGTATCATAACCGCCATAATCACCTTCCATAATATAATCAGAGAAATTCTTAAGTTTGATGTAAATATCATTAGCTTCCTTTGAAAACATATTTATACCAACTTTTGTAAAGAAAAGATCTCTATGTTCACACATAAGTGAATAAAACGGCATTAAAAACATTCTATTAATTAAAGTAGCTTCATATGAAGACATAGCAAAAACTCTTGTCTTACCCTGAAGTACTTTATCATAATCTCTAGGCTCATCCTTTAATTGAGCACCTAAGATTGAATGTCCACACTCTCCTCTCTTATAAGAATATATAATTTCAACAACTTGTTCTAAAACGTCAAAAGTAGGTCTCTTACTATCTTTTTTAAAATCTAAAGCTGTATCATTACAATACATTCCTTTATTCCCTGAAAAAAGAAAACCTCCAGATGTATTTGATTTCATTGCTCTTAAATAAAAATTTTCAGGAAATCCATTCTGTGCTATAGACAAAGGAAAAGGTGTTAAATTATGTATATGTTTACTAGATAGAGACTTATCAAAATAAGTAGATAAAAAATTTGTAACATCATTAACAACAAGTGGATTTAATCCTTTCTTAATAACACCAACTTTCTTAATCCATACGCGATAAGGATGAATGTATTCACTTGTCACCTTATTAACACGTGATTTCATAAGAGGAGGCATATATTTTAAATGCCCATCCTTTCTATAAGGACTAATTCCAAATAAACTCTCTATATCATTCAATAATGGTGAAACAATCAGAGAACTTTTCGGTGTTATAAAATGATAATCAGAAATTGATCCTATTATGTCAAGACCTGGACAGTCAGT